GAAACAGCAGCGGGGACAGCTTATGGGATCTATTATCTCATTCCCAATTCTATGTATGGCTACGGCCACAACGGTTAGAATTGCACTGGAAGTGAATAGACCAAGGAAAGACTTAAGACATCATCCTATGTTAGTGAATGGTGATGATAACGTAAGCAAAACAACAGACCCTCTTTGTTATCATAACTGGGCGAACATACTCCGAGTATTTGGACCAACATCTTCTATCGGAAAATCTTACTTTAATCAGCGATTTGCTGTAATTAATAGTATGATTTTTGACCTTGAAGGGGGTGTTTGGCGAAATAGACCGTATGTGAACCTAGGTTTGATAAAAGGTTACTCCAGATCTCAATCGACCGATGAAGACCTACTTAAGAACCTAGCACAAAAGTACAATGACCTCATTACAACCTGCCCGTCCGAGACGAAGGCGAGGTGCGTTAAGATGTTCATGTACTTCAATGCGAAGAAATTAAGTGAATTCAAAGGACCTTGGTATTGGCCCGAAAGGGCTGGAGGATTAGGTATGTTCAATGATGACTTTTCATTTTATGAAAGGTTGGAAATTACGACGGCTGCTTCAGAGCAGTACGAGTCGTGGCCAATCGACAAAAAATGGAATATCCGAGACTTAGGTCTCAAGTATATCAAAGAGCAGGTAATCTTCCACGAACATAGTTTTAAACGCGTCCTCGTTGGTGATAATGATATCAACCTGGAGACGGAAGGAGAGGCAGTAAATGCTATCCTTGGATTTAAAGCTATGGTCACTATGCCAATGGATCAATTGATGGAAACTGAAGGAACCAGACTCAAAAAGAGAGAAGCCAGGATCATGAGAAATAACTTAAGGTTAATTTCTAAGGCTAGGGCAGTTGTAAAAGAGATGTGTGGTAGAGTAAGACGTAAAGTCTTGGAACAGAGTGATATCTACGTAGGGGGTTGCTTCATAGGATCGAATTTGATCTTGGATAGAAAATAGCAGTCATATCTTTTTGATCTCCCATGATCTCAGCCAGTGGTTGCACCACTACTGGTTGGGTGAAGAAAAAATATAACATACAGAGACTGGTCC